TCAAACTCTAACAATGCTGTAAATTGGAGTTCTGGCTCAAGAGATATATTTTGTACATTGCCAGGATCTAAAGCTGTCTTCAAAGATGGAAGCGACAACATCAATGGAACTTTTGTTGGAAATATAACTGGTAACGTAACTGGAAATGCTTCTGGTACAGCCGCAACAGTAACAGGTGCGGCTCAATCAAACATCACATCTGTAGGCACACTAACTGGGTTAACCACATCTGGAACAATAAATTTATCTCAAACAAGTGGCACTGCTATAAAAACAACAGGTAATTTAAATTCCGCAGATTTAGGTATTTTAAGAGCGGCTGCATCAGCCGATACACATGGATTTACTATAAAATACATGGGTTCAAGAACTGGCAATAGTAATTCTTATTCACTGTTCATGGACAATCAAAGTGGAACTGACGTAGAGGCTATGACAGTTCTTCAAGATGGTAAGGTTGGTATAAATAATCTAAATCCTTCTGCTCGTCTTGATGTTGTTGGTGATATAGAGCTTGTTGGAGATGTGACTGGATTAACCAGTCTAACAGTAGATGACATCACTATTAATGGTAGCACTATATCTGATAGTGAAGCATTAACAATAGACGTTGGTGGAGATATAATATTAGATGCACAGGGTAATGATTTTAAATTTAAAGATAATGGAACAGAGTTTATTAGAATTACAAACTCATCTAATAATGCAATTATCAGACCTGTTGCCGATGCCACAGATATAATTTTTCAACAGAGAGATGGCACTGAAGTAGCAAGAGTTGAAGACAATGGTACATTTAATGTTGTTACAGACAAACTTGCTATAAACGGAACAGCAATTACGTCCACTGCAACAGAAATAAACAAACTAGATGGTGTAACTGCAACAACTACAGAGCTTAACTATGTTGATGTAACAACACTAGGAACAGTACAAGCAAGTAAAGCAGTAACAGCAGATGCTAATGGGGATGTTTTATTTCCTGATAATGAATTAATTACTTTTGGCACAGATAGTGATGCACATATAAAACATACTGGAAGTAGTTTTCAACTTTTCAATGATACTGGCAGTATTCAAATTAGAAATAATGCTAATGATTCAGATGTTATTATTCAAACTGATGATAGCTCAGGTGGAACTACACAATATTTTAGAGCAGATGGTTCTACTGGCGAAGCACTTCTATATCATTATGGAACAGAAAAGTTCAAAACCTCCTCTACTGGTGCAACAGTTACTGGTGATTTATTAATTGAATCTACAGACGAAGGGTCAACTCAAGACCCTGATTTAATCTTGTTTAGAAATTCATCTAGTCCAGCAGACTTTGATAATATAGGACAAATATTTTTTAGAGCTAGAAATGATAATTCACAAGATGTTGATTATGTTAAAATATATTCACAAGTTGCAGATGCAAGTGATTCTTCAGAAGATGCTTATTTAAGATTTTTTGCTAAAGTTGGTGGCAATGACGCAGAACATTTTAGAATAGGTTTTGCTACAACGGATTTTTTTGGTAGAGTAAGACTAACTGGTAATTCAGTTTTTTCAAACCCAGTTATAATTTTTGAAGGCTCAACTGCTAATGCAAATGAAACAACACTTGCAGTAACAGACCCAACAGCAGATAGAACAGTTACATTACCAGATGCAACTGGAACAGTATTAACGACAGGTAACTCAGACACACCATCAACCACAACATCAAGTAGTGATGCAGACTTTGTTTTAGTAGATGATGGTGGTACAATGAAAAAGATTACGCCATCTAATTTAGGGATAACCTCTGGTGGTGCATCAAAAGGTTTTGCTGTAGCAATGGCTATAGCTTTATAGGAGTAAAGAATGGCACAAGACTTTGAACGAAATACCTCAAACGCAGTTGGGACAAGTGCTGTTACACTCAGAACAGCAAATTCAGATGATGCCATAGTAGGGATAACAGTAGCTAACGTAACAACCTCACAAATAACTGTAGAGGTTTATATTAACGATGGTTCTAATGATATACATATTGTAAAAGACGCACCGATACCTTCTGGATCAAGTCTACAAGTTCTTGATGGTGGCGCTAAGATTGTCATGGTTAGCGGTGATGCGTTAAAGGTTAAGAGTAATACAGCAAGTTCTGCTGATGTATGGGTGTCAGTAGTAGACACAATTAGTGAATAGGAGTAAGTCATGCCTTTGATTGGTAACGATATATCACCAGCTTTTGAGAGCTTACCAACAAGACAAGAGTTTAGTGGCGATGGCAGTACAACAACATTCACATTAAATCAAACTGTAAGTTCAGAACAAGATATTGTTGTATCTGTAGATGGTGTGGTGCAAGAACCAACTGGAGCATACACGGTGCCAGATGGAACAACTTTAACCTTTACTGCTGCACCAAGTAATAACTCTGGTAATAATATATTTGTAATGTTCTTTGGCAGAACCTTTGGAACAATTACACCAGCAGCAGAAAATAAAGGAAACTTTAAACATGGTGGAATGTTTAGAATTAACGCACAATCTTTAACATCAAATATAACTATACTTGCTACAGAAAATGCACAAGTTACAGGTCCATTAACAGTAGCGTCTGGAGTTACTTTAACTATTGAAAGTGGTGGAAGGTTAGTAACATCATGAGTACACTTAAAGTAGATAGTATAGGCAAAACATCAGGAAGCACTCAAGACACTATGTCTGGATTAATTAAAGTTTGGGCAAGACTTGATTGTAACACATCAAGTTCAGTTACTGTTGATGATAGCTTTAATGTTAGCTCTGCAAGTGACACAGCAGTTGGTCGTTCAATAATAAACTTTAGTAATAATATGAACAACGTCAACTATGCTTTACTTGGAGCAGGAGACGCAACAATAGGTGTTGAGTATAATTATGTGTGTTGTGAGAGCTCCTCAACAGATCATGTTGATGTTGCTCATATGTATGGACATAGCAGTTTAATAGACACAACAGACAATGGACACGCAGTAGCTGGAGATCTAGCATGAGTACCTTAAAGACAAACACCTTAACAGGTACAACTTCAGCAGGTAGCATTGTTGTTACAGGAGAGGGTGGTTCTACCACAACGAACTTACAACAAGGGCTGGCAAAAATGTGGGGGTCTTTTGACCAAAGAGGTGATGTGCTAGGTTCAGTAACATCAGGTGATACATTTAATGTTACAAGTATCACAGATGCTTTAGAAGGTCACATTGATGTATCTATTGCGAATGATATGGTAAATACAACTTACTCGATAAACGCAATGTCACATTATAGTGGAACATTGGCTTATGATGAATATAGTCGTTATTCAGGAGCAAGTAATATGGCAACAGGGTCTTTTAGAATTGCTTCTCAATACGTTAATGGTGGCGAACAAGACGCTTATCATAATGGTATTTTAGTTCATGGAGATTTAGCATAATGGCAAACGGAACAATAGCATTTGATACATTAACAACATCTGACACAGTTAATACTGGTACAGAAAAGTCTATTGATACGAGTTACATATATAATGGTTCAGCTAAATCATGGCTTAACTATGCTCAAAATGGTAACACAATAAATGATAGTTTTAACATATCATCAGTATCTGATGAAAGCACAAGTGAGTTTAAACCTGTCATGACAAATGCCATGGCGAATATTAATTATTCTGTTTATGGTTCTTATGCACCTAGTTATGGTGTTAGTTCTAGTCTAGGATATTCTATGCACCAAGATGGAACATCTGAGAGAGCTCCAACAACAGTAGATTATTTTGCAAGAACTATAGGAGCTAATGGAAGTGGTTTTGATTCTAAGTATAATTTGATTTCATTAGATGGAGATGTAGCATGACAATAAAAACACCAAAGTTTCAAGGCACACATTTATGGGATAGGTTGTGTTGGGCGAAAGAAAACTTGGAAGGCAAACAATCAGACTATCGAATTGTATGGGAAGACCCAGATACAGATGAGTGTGCAAAAGTTACTGTACCAGATCCAAACTGGATGGCTTGTGCATTACAAGGTGGTATACTGCCACCAGTAGAAGTTTACTGGTTATTAGCAGAAGATGAAGCCAAGCCAGACTTTAAAAAACATACGAGAGGTTATCTATTGCACAAAACCAAGCCTATTGGTAAAATGACGGAAGAACAAGCCATAGAGTATTTAATTATGAAAGATATACCACAAAGAGTGTGGAGAGATTATGAAAAAGCTAATCGACAAAGATTAGTCATTTGTAAAAAGGATCAACTACCAAGTACACGCATATGGCGTAATGCTTGGAAGATTGATAATGAAGCAGCATAAGGAGCAAACATGACAACCAAAACATATATAACAGATAAAGATGGAGCAACTGTAGATGCTTCTACTGTGACTGTTCCTTCTGATAGACACTTTAGAGGTGCTTGGAAACTTGATGGTAAGGTTATATCTGAAGATATGACTGAAGCTAAAAAAATTTTTCAAGATAAAATCAGAGAGGTAAGAAAGCCACTATTAGAAGCAGAAGACGTTGTATACATGAAAGCATTAGAAGCAGATGATGCAAGTGCAAAAACTGCAAGTGTGGCTAAAAAGAAAGCACTGAGAGATGCACCAGCAGCGAGTGCAATATCAAGTGCAGATACAATTGCAAAGCTCAAAGCAGCATGGGACACCTCTGTACTAGGCGATAGTCCATACGCATAAGGAGCAGTAATGGCATTAACTAAAGTTCTTGATGATGGTACTAATTTTACCAATGTAGCTTCAATGACTAAATTATTGGATGCAACTATATCAAGTGCAGTATCAGAGTATATAATTGACTCTACATATTTTAATTCTTCATATGATACTTACTTTTTAACTTTTCATATGTTACCAGCTACTGATGGAGTTTATTTGTATTCAAGAGCATATGTAGGTGGTGTAGAACAAGGTCCTTCTGGAAATTATTATGCTAATGAAAAGGCTGCATTATCAAGTTCTTCTTATGGGAATGCAAATGCAAGTCAGATTTGGATGGAGTATAATATTTCTTCAGTTGGAAATGCAACTGGAGAAGGAAATACATTTCAAGGATTTATTCAAAATGTAAACGACACTTCTAAGCCTTGTCAAATAAGTGGCATATCTCATAGTTCATCTACTGGTGCATTACATAATGCTCATGCTTGTAGTGGCTCTTTTTTAGTGGCTAATGCTTCTGCTGTTATGAATGGAATGAAGATATATTACAATTCTGGTAATATAGCTAGTGGTAAAGTAAGGCTTTATGGGATTGCAGACTAATGCCTAATAGATATAAAATGATAAACAATAAATTGGTTCAACTTACTGATAAAGAGGAAGCGGTAAAAGTTGCTGAAGAAAAAGCGTGGAACGATGACGCACCTAATAGAAGAATGATAGAGCTTCGCAGACAAAGAGATGTACTACTAGCTGAAACAGATTGGAGGGCTAACTCAGATGTCACTATGTCTACTGCTTGGAAAAATTATAGACAAGCATTAAGAGACATAACAACTCAAACACCAACTGATGATACTCTTAGTAACATCACATTCCCAACAAAGCCATCGGAGTAAACTATGCCATACATAGGAAGATCACAAAATTTTGGAGTAAGAAGTAGGTTTCAGTATCAAGCCACAGCTAGTCAAACGAGCTTTAGTGGATCAGATGCTAACTCTTTGACACTAAGTTATAATGACTCAAGGTACATGGATGTTTATCAGAATGGTGTATTGCTTGTGCCAGGAACAGACTA